CAGAACAGGAATGTGATGCTGATAGCCGCCGCGATCGTCAGCACGATCACCTTAAGCGACCGCATCCACAAGCTAAAGAACTTGTCGAATCCTGTTTCGCGCTCGACGGCCATGAACCGGGCGCGGGGTTGCGGGTATTGAACGGCGCTGAAATTGGACGCCGCCCAATCGTGGAGTCTAAAGCCTAGCCGACTTCTCATTGCCAACTCCCAAGGGGGCTAAAATTTTTGAAGCATTCAAAATCGGGGTTCGCGTATCCCTGATAAACGGAGTATCGCACGGCCTTTTGCAAATGGCAAACCAGTTCGGGCACGCGGAGCACGCGGCCGAACGTTTGCGGCGATCCATTCAGCGAATGAGCGGCGCCACACGTCTAATGTTCGGCGGCGCACTAACGACCGGCTTAGGCGTTGGCCTTGCGATGGCGTTTAAAGGTCCGCTCCAAGAGGCGAATAAGTTCGTCAAGCTGCAAAACGACATTCTTAGCAACGGCGCCAAACTGGCGCAATTGAAAGGCATCACCGATTGGGCGAATAACGACAAGTCGATTCGCAATCTGTCGGTGAACGAGAAAATGGCTGTCGCGGTCGAGTCTTTCGCTCTGACGCGTGACGCGGGTCGCGACGACGTGCATCACACGCTGCGCCTCGCGCCGATCCTGGCAAAGATGGAAGCGATCGACAAGGCGAGCGGCAAGCACACGTCGGACGCCGAGCGCCAAAGTTTCGTCAAGGCGCTTGAACTGAGCGGCGGTTTCAATAACGGCGTGGACACCGAAGCGCGCGCCGACCTGCTCTACAAACTGATGGCATCGGGCAACGGAACGCTGCGCGCGGGCACGCTGCGCGCGATCTTTGCGGGCGACCCGGCCGACTTGCAGAAGGTGTCGAACGGCTTTCTCGCGCGCGCCGAGCCGATCATGCAGCAGATGGGGCCTGGCTTCGCAATCGCGATGCGCACGCTCCAAAACCGCATGCTCGCGCACGTCGGGTTCAATGGTCCGACAGGCGGCTATCAGCTTGAAAAGCTGAAGAAGTGGGGCGTCATGGATAAGGATGGCCATGTTATCGACTCGCCGACGCTTATCAACGACACCGACAAGTGGGTTCAAACGCACATGCCGGAGTTTTACAAGGCAGCGGGCGCGACCGACGACGCCGGCCGGAGAATGGTCGATCAGATTATCGGCAGTTCGACGGGCGCAAAGCTGATCGGCAATTTCCAGCGCGAAAGCTCGCTCATGGAAGCCTCGGAAAAGGCGGTCGGACGGCAAAGCGGCATCGACGAATCGCTCAAAAAGAAGGGTTCGCCGCTCGATCAGCAGATGACGGTTCTCACCGCGAAATGGCACGACCTGATGCTGCGCATCGGCATTGCGGTTTTGCCGATGGCGATCAGGGGTCTGTCGAAGCTTGCGAGCATCATGGAGTCGGTCGCTGGATTCGCGAAAGAGCACCCGAACCTCGTGAAAGTGTTGGCTGTTGCGACCGCGCTGTTCGGTGCGTTCCTCGTGATCGGCGGCGCACTCTCTCTCACGATTGGCATTATCGGAACGCTCGTCGGCGCAATCGGCGTCGTCGGCGGTGTCGGCTTGTTTGGCGCGCTCGCCGGCCTTGCGATTCCAATTGGCATCGCGGTTCTCGCACTCGGCACGCTCGCGGCGGCTGCGTATGCGTTCAGCCCGCTCACGCAAAAGGAAATCGACGCGGCAAAGACAGGCGGCGGCGTCAAACTTTCGGCTGGCGCACAGAAGCGCGTCGACGCTGGCGAGGTTGGCGACAGCCCTAATGTCAAGACCGGCGCGCAAGCTAACGCGGGCGGCAAGGGCGGCAACGTCTACCTCGACGGCAAGAAAGTCGGCTGGATCATGGACAAGCATCTCAGCAAGCAAACCGCGAGCGCCGGCAACTCGAACACGTTCGATCCTTCAATGGGGCAACTGCCCGCAGGGATGGCTTACTGATGGCGACCATTCTCACCCTTGGCGATGTGACATTCTCAGAATATGAGGTTCCCGAGCACATCGCCGTTCGCACCGCTCACCGCGCCGTCGTTCACCGATTCGTCGGCGGCGCCCGGCAGATTGACATGCTCGGCGCCGATCACGCGCCGATCGACTGGTCGGGCTGGTTCGTCGGCTCGACCGCACTCGACCGCGCGCTCACGCTGAAGTCGATGCACGATGACGGCTTGCCGCTCACGCTGTCATGGTCGGAATTCCTTTACAAAGTCGTCATCACCGAGTTCGAGGCGGATTTTCAGCGGTCGTATCAAATCCCGTACCGCATCTCATGCACGGTGGTTCAGGACTATCTGAACGATGACGGCGGCGGCGCCGTGCCGAGCGTCGACGATCTGATCAACACCGACTTGTCGAGCGCGACGTCGCTCTCGTCAAGCTTCCCGTCTCTCGCCGCGCCGATGGCATCGCTCAATTCGGCGATCAGCGCGGTTTCATCGTTCGCGACGGCGGCGAAAAGCACGATAAACGGCGTGCTTCAACCGCTCAACGCGGTTCGCTCCCAGGTGCAAGTTCTGATTTCGTCGACTGAAAACACGCTTATGAGCGTGACGACGCTCGGCGGCATCCTGCCGAGCAACCCGCTCTCACGGCAGGTCGCGAGCATCAGCACGCAGATAAACGCGATGCAGAATCAAGCCGCGCTCGTGCAGTTGAACAGCACGCTCGGGCGCATGGGGTCGAACCTCGGGCAAATCAACAGCGGCGTCAAGACGGTTCAGGTCGGCGGCGGCAATCTCTACGATCTGGCATCGAAGTTCTACGGCAAGGTGAGCGGGTGGACGGCGTTGCAGAAGGCGAACCCGCAACTCGGCAATGACACGAACATCAGCGGCAACCAGACCATCACCATCCCGCCCTATACCGGCGACTCAGGAGGCGTATTAGATGCCTAACACCGCGCAGGCGGTACGCGGCGCGGTGAAGTTGAGCGGCAAAGATCAGAACCCGACGCCGATCACAGGTTGGATCGCGTTCGACGTCGACAACAACAACTTCGCGAGCGCGGACAATTTCTCCGTGACGTTCGCCGCCAACAAGCTCCCGCCCGATCGCAATTTGCAATGGTTGTCGGACCAAACCGAGATTTACGTCGAGATTTTCGCGGGCGTGCCGGCCGATCCGTCGAATTGGACGGCCGAAGAATTGGCCTCGCTGATTTACGGTCAGGTCGACACGCTCGAATATGACCCGGTCGCCGGCACGGTTCACGTTTCCGGCCGCGACCTAACGCGGGTTTTCATCGACTCGAAAACAACCGAGAAGTGGCAAAACAAGACGTCATCGCAGATTGTGACGCTTCTCGCGCAGCGGCACGGCATGACGGCCGACGTCACCGAAACGACGACGCTCGCCGGCAAGTTCTACGAAATCGATCACGACAAGATGACTGCGGCGCGCACCGAATGGGATTTGCTCTGTGAACTCGCGCGTCACGAGCAGTTCGACGTTTGGGTGTCGGGGCATGTGCTGAACTTCAAGCCGAAGCCCGACGCATCGAGCGTCGCGCCCTTTCGCGTCACCTGGGCGCCGCCCGACAGCGAAACCGGATACTCGGTGAGCAACGTCGAAGGGCTGAAGCTAGAGCGCGCGCTGACGGTCTCGAAAGGCATCGTCGTCGTCGTGCGTTCGTGGAATGACGCGGCGCAAAAGGTGTTCACCGCGACGTTTCCGCCGAACAAGCAGACGGCAATCAAGCCGGGCGCATCCAAGATCGGCAGCGGATCGCAGACGTATTACTACAGCGTTCCGAACCTCACGCAAGAGAAGGTCTTGAAGTTCGCCGAAGCGAAATACGCGCAAATCATTCAGCACGAGATGAAATGCGAGTTCGCTATTCCAGCGGCCGGCGCCGACGCACTCACCGTGTCGAGTGTGATCCAGTTGGCCGGCACCGGTACGGCGTGGGACCAAACCTATTTCCCCGACTCGCTGCGGCGCGCGCTCGACTTCGAGAGCGGTTACACGCTGTCGGTGAGCGCAAAGAACCATTCACCCGACACGCAGGAGGCGAGCGATTGAGCCGTTTAGCTAATGCAATCAGTCAGCGCGCGGCGCTCGCGATGCTCGACCTGACGACGCCGCGCACCGGCCTGATCACGTCATACGATCCGGCGAAACACGCGGTCAAAGTCGAGATTCAACCCGAAGGCGTCGAGGTAGCGGGCTGGATTCCGCTCGGCGCGGCCGGCGTCGGCAACGGCTTCGGCATCGTGTGCGGCCCGAATCTCGGCGATATGGTGCAAGTCGTATTCGACAACGCATCACCGAACGCGCCGCGCATCACCGGGCGATTCTTCTCGAACGTGAACGTGCCGCCGAACGTACCGAGCGGCGAGACCTACATCGTGCATAAGTCGGGTTCGTTCCTGAAGTTCCATAACGACGGATCGGTTGAGATGAATGCGGCGGCGGGCGCTACTTACGCTGCAACGTCGCACACATTCACTGGCCCGGTCACGATGAACGATACCGCGCTTATCAAAAAAACGATCACTGGTCAGGGCGGAATTGCTGTGTCGGGCGACAACGGCACCGGCAACGCTTCGTCGGTGAATGGCAATTTCGCGACAACCGGCACGATCACAAACAACGGCAAGAGCATCGGAAGCACGCACACGCATAGCGGCGTGACAACGGGCGGCGGCACAACGGGGGCGCCGGTATGACGGATATTTATCATCTCTGGTCGGGCGATCTAAACGTCTCGGCATCAGGCGATCTTTTGCTCGCCGACAGCAGCGACACGACGCAGCAACAGATTCTTCGCGCGCTGCTTACAAACCCGGCCCTATCCGACCGCGCCGGCAACCCGCTCGCAACCGCGGATTACTCGGATCATCCGACATTCGGCGCGGGCCTGCCGCGGCGCGTCGGCTCGACGCTCAACGTCGCGGAGCTACGCGCCATCATTCGCGGCGTCGTGGTCTCGTTCCCAGGTGTCGCGCGCAACCCTTCGCCAGTGATCGACGTTCTGCCGTTTAACGACGGCGCGACGATCAATATCCAGTATGCGGACCTGATCACCGGCACGACTGAAACCCTCTCCTTCGACATCAATCAATGAGCGTCAATACCCAATCATTCACGCAAATCTTGACCGGGTTCGCGACGACTGTGCAGGGCGCCGCCTCGTCGCTCGTGAACTTCGTCATCGGCTCGGTGCTCCGCGCCATCGGCGAGGGTACGGCATGGGTCGCGCTCTGGCTTCAGGGCTTGATCCTGAATGCGATCGCACTGACGCGCGCGGCGACGTCGAACGGCGCGGACCTCGACACCTGGTTCGCTCAATACGGATTCACGCGGCTCGCGCCGACAGCGGCAAGCGGCGCGGTCACATTCTCGCGCTTCACGACGACGCAGCAAGCGCTCGTCCCGGTCGGCTCGATCGTTCAGACTGGCGACGGCACGCAGCAATATAAGGTCGTCGCGGACACGACGAACGGCGCATATAGCGCGACGCTCGGCGGCTTCGTCATTGCGGCCGGCTCGGCGTCGGTCACATGCGCGGTCGTCAGCATCACACCCGGATCGAACTCGTTGAGCCTGCCTGACTCGTCGGGCAACGTGAGCGCAAACACCATCACGGCGCTTTACCAGTCGATTCCATTCGTCGACACGGTGACGAACGCCCTGCCCTTCGCGAACGGCGTTGACGCTGAATCTGACGCCGCGGCGCGCGTGCGCTTCGTCGGGTATCTGGCATCGCTCGCACGAGCAACGAAAGCCGCGATCGGCGCGGCAATCACGGCGCTCGGCTCGAACTTTACGTATTCGATCGGCGAGAACCAGACAAAGGCCGGCGTGACGCAAATGGGCTACTTTTACGTGATCGTGGACGACGGAACCGGCGCGCCGAGTTCGCCCGTTCTCTCGGCGGTTTATAACGCTGTCGACGCGGTGCGCCCCTTCACATCGACGTTCGGCGTATTTGCGCCAACAGTCGTCAATGCGACCGTCGTGATGACGCTGCAAACGACCTCGATCGGCGTTGCTCACTCGACGACGTGCTCGCTCGTGCAAACGGCGTTGCTCTCGTATATCAACACGCTACCGCTCGGCGCGAAATTGCCTTACTTCAAGCTCGGGCAAATCGCGATCGACGCATCGAGTGACGTGCTCAGTGTGCTCACGCTGACGATCAACGGCGGCACGTCCGACCTGACGGTGACGAATCAGCAGGTCGTCAAATCGTCGTCTTGCTCCGTATCGTGAGGGTCGACCGATGACAGGTGATCAAAGCGATTTTTTCAAGCGCATCAAAGCGCGCATGCCTAACGGCTGGTTCGGATCGACCTCTCCGATTCTCGATGCGCTGATCAAAGGCATCGCCTCGGCATTCGTTGTGGTGTATGCGGCCTATCAGTACATGCTCGCGCAAACGCGGTTGCAGACGTCGAGCGATGGTTGGCTCGACCTTTCTGCGGCCGATTACTTCGGCGAGAGCGGCTTGCCGCGACTGGCGAACGAAACCGATCCGAACTACCGCACGCGCATCAAAATCAACATCATCCGAGAGCGCGGCACGCGCGCGGCGATCACGAAGATTCTGACCGACCTCACCGGGCGCGCGCCGGTCATCGTCGAGCCGACCCGGCCGCAGGATACCGGCGCCTATGGCTTCGCGATGGGTTACGGCGTCGCGGGCGCTTACGGCTCGCTGCTGCACACCTATCAGGCGTTCGTGAAAGCGTATCGCCCTTCCGGCTCCGGCCTTCCTTACCTTCAGGGCTACGGCACGTCACCGGGCGGCTACGCAACGCCGTCGCGCGCCGCTTACGCCAACATTGGCGACATGACGACCGGCGTCACCGATGCGGCGATTTATGCCGCGATCGCTTCAGTGCTTCCCGCCGCGACTATCGCATGGGTCGCAATCAGTAGCTAATCCCCGCCGATATGCAGCACCAAGCCCGCCGCGCGCGGGCTTTTTCTATTGGAGATTCACTTGGATCGTCAGATTGTTTACACCGGCGCGGTTCCTTTGGAAACCGACCTGCTGAACACGAACAAAAACGCGATGTTCGCGCTCGGGCAGTTGTGTCAAGACGCATTCGGGCAAGGCGTGAGCGGGCCATTCTTCACCGGCCTCGCATGCGTGCCGAACACGCCCGCAGCGATGAACGTCATCGTGCAACCCGGCGCCGTGTATGCGCAGGCGGCGCTCGATGCGACCGCATATTCGTCACTCGCGGCCGATTCGACCGTGACGATGAAGCAAGGCATTCTCAAAACCGCGCAGACGTTCGCGACGCCCGCGCCCGTCACGAGCGGTCAGTCGATCGTGTACCTGATTTCGGCATTGTTCCTCGAAGCCGATACGGGCGCGACCGTGCTCCCGTATTACAACGCATCGAATCCGGCGCAGGCGTATAGCGGCCCAGGTAACGCCGGGACGTCGCAGAATACGACGCGGCAAAATACGGTTCAGTTGACGCTCACGACGGGAGTGCCGGCGACTACCGGCTCGCAACTGACGCCCGCAACGCCGGCCGGTCAGACGGCGCTCTACACGGTCACGGTCGCCTATGGCGCGTCGACGGTCGTTGCGGGCAATATCGCAAGCGTGTTCGGTGCGCCTCGATTCACCGGGTTCGCGCGCGGCCTTCAGGCTTCCGCGTTCACCGTTATCACTGGCAACACTACGCTTGTCGCTTCGCATGCTGGATCGACGATCGTCGGCGGCTCCGGGACGGCTATCACTGCGACGCTTCCGCTTGCTGCTACCGTTCCCGCGGGTGGTCGCCTCGAATTCATTAACCCTTCGATTGGTGCGCTTACCGTCACACGCCAAGGATCAAACAACCTTCGCTGGACGGATTCAAATGCAGTTTCGTCGGCGCTTGGCAATGGTGATTCGCTGGTTGTCGAGAGCGACGGCGGTTCGACGTGGTATGTCGTGGGTGGTACGGCGCAGCTTCCGGCATCGCCTTATTTCGGCGCAAACCTTGCCGCATCCGGCTATCAAAAGCTGCCGAGCGGGATGATTATCCAGTGGGGTTCGGGGTCAACTTCATCGGGGACATCCAACACCGTTTTCCCCCTTCAGTTTCCAAACTTATGCCGTCAGGTTGTCGCAACAATTTCGGGTGGTAGCTCAATTTCCACGGCGGCTTATTGGGTAACTATCGGCGCGGTTTCGGCTGCTAGTTTCTTCGCGTACACGACTCACGACGGAGCGACGGGAAGTACAAACCAGTTTAACTATATAGCCATTGGATATTGATGATGGGCCAAAAACAAGCAGCGTATGACGCAACCGGCGCAATCGTCGCCTTTTACGACAGCATCGACAGTCCGGCGCCAGCGGGCGCTCAGGTGATCGCTATCACTGAAGCCGAATGGCTCGACTGCCTCAACAATCAAGGCTCGAAGTTCGTCGAGAACGGCGTGCTCGCCGATGTGCCGCCGCCGAGCGATGCCGAATTGCTCGCCGCAGCGCAAGCCGCGAAGATCGCCGAACTGTCGGCCGCGTGTAAGGCGTCGATCGTCGCGGGCTTCACGTCGAGCGCGCTAGGCGCGGCGTACACCTACCCGGCGAAAGACACCGATCAGCAAAACCTCGCGTCGTCGGTGATCGACTCGCTGTTGAGCGATGGCGCGGCCGGTTGGGTTACGCCGTTCTGGTGCGCTGATGCGGCGGGTTCGTGGGCGTTCCGCATGCACAGCGTCGCGCAGATTCAGAAGGTCGGGCAAGACGCGAAGGCGGCGGTTCTCGCCTCGATGGCGAAGAATCAAGCGCTCGTCGGTCAAGTCGCCGCGGCCTCGACCGTTGCCGCCGTGAACGCGATCGCCTGGGGATAAGGCGATGCTCTCGCGCTGGTTCTGGAATGTGCTGATCGCGCTCGATCAACTCGTGAACGCGTTCGCGGGCGGTGATCCTGACGAAACTCTTTCGTCGCGAGCCGCAAAAGCCATGCAGGAGGGTAAGCGGTGGGCTTGCGTGCTCTGCCGTCTGCTCGACTTCATTCAAGCGAATCATTGCCTTCGCTCTCTCGAACCAGACGAGGGAGCGCGCGCAGTCATACCCGACTAGCGCATCACTTACGAGCCGCCTCCGGGCGGCTTTTTCTTTGGATGATCGATGGATTTCAACATTCTCAATGGCTGGCTTCTCGCGGTTGCGTCCGCTGTCGGCGTCGTTATTTGGTGGCTTTTTCGTGCAGTTCACGCGAAATCCGACGCTAACGAAAAGGCGCTTGCCGAATTCAAGCTGCATTGCGCCGAAACCTTCGTCACATCGAACACGCTCGAAAAGGCGCTACAGGGATTGAACGACACATTTAAAGCCGTGTTCGCGAAACTGGATCGAATCGAGGATAAGTTAGATTTGAAGGCCGATAAATGACGATCGCCATCACGCCCGCCCTGCTCGAAACCGCATGCCAGTCGATGACGGTCAACGCCGCGAAATACGCCGCGCCGCTCACCGCCGCATGTGACCGCTACTCGATCAACACGCCGCAACGCCTCGCCGCATTCCTCGCGCAAATCGCGCACGAATCCGGGTCGCTCGGCGCGACGTCCGAATCGTTCGATTACAAAATCCCCTCGCTGATGGCGACGTTCCCGCGCGTGATGACCTACGCCGTCGCGGTGAAGTACGGCCGGCAACCGAACGAGAAGGCGATTCCGCTCGCGCGGCAGCAGCAAATCGCGAACATGGTCTATGCCAACAAGTACGGCAACGGCAACGCGGCGAGCGGCGACGGCTGGAAATATCGCGGCTCGGGTCTCGTGCAAACGACGTTCAAGGCGAACTTTGCGGACGCCGCGAAAGACATCGGCGTCGACATCGTTGCGAACCCTGACCTCGTGCGCAATGACCCGGCAACGGCCGCGCTCGTCGCCGGCTTCTACTGGATCAATCACGGCTTGAACGCACTCGCGGACGCGGGCGAGTTCGACGCCATCACGAAGCGGATCAACCCCGCGATGGTCGGCGCCGATCAGCGGCGCGCGCGATGGGCGAAGGCGAAAGCCGCGCTCGGCATCTAGCATTAACTACCCGGACGAGATACAATCTGCAAAAAACTACCTTAAGGAGTCTGGGGTTGAAAACTTGCAGAAAGTGTCTCGTTCAAAAGCCGCTCACGGACTTCGGAAAATACAGAGATGGCCTTCTGGCGCGGTGCAAGCCGTGCGTCAATGCTGCAAACAAAGCCTATCGCGCGAAGAATTTCGAGCGCTACACCGAGTGGCATCAAAATTGGTCTCGCGAAAATGCCGAGAAGAAAGCCGCGCTCCATCGCGAATGGGTCGCAAAGAACCGCGACAAGAATCGCGAAATAAAGCGCTCTCATTACGAGAGAAATGCCGTCGAGCAGCGCGCAATAAAGAAAGCCTATCGCGAGGCGAATCTGACGAAGATACTTGCGCTGAACGCTCGCCGAAAAGCAGTCGAGGCGCGGGCGACGCCAGCATGGGCCGATCAGCGGTATGTTCGCCTGTTCTACGATATGGCGAAGCTCGACGAAATCAAAACCGGGCGAAAGGTGCATGTCGACCACATCGTTCCCCTGAATCATCGTCTCGTGTGCGGCCTTCACTGTGAGCACAACCTGCAACTGCTCTTTTCCGAAGAGAACATAAAAAAGTCAAATCGGCATTGGCCCGATATGCCTTAACCAACAAGCCCGCTTTGTGCGGGCTTTTTCTTTTCCATGATCAAAAACGAGCACGAAGAAAAAGGCACTATTCATTTCGACATTTGTTATCCAAATCACGCGCCGCGCACCGAGTCGGCGCTGTTCCGCGCGACAAAGCATCACCTGGTGAAAGTGCTCGATACGCCGTGTTGGGTTTGCGGCACGAAGGAAAAGCGCGAGGTTCATCACTTTCACATCGAATGGGCCGACAGCGAAGGCGTCGATTGGGAAAAGATGCGCGCGCTGCATCCCGCGTTCGACTGGTCGACGTTCAAAGAGGCGGCTGATTTCGTGGATTCCGCCTACAACATGCGCGTTCTCTGCGAGAAGCATCACCGCGGCGTGAATCACGGCATTCACATGCTGCCCTATCCGATGTGGATCATGCAGGCGGTTCAGCGCGCCGATTTCGTTTTCTCACCTGACGAGGCTCACTGATGTTCAAAAAACTGCTCGAAGCCGTGACGGGCGCGGACAACCTGACGATTGAACCCGCATACCTATGGTCGGCGGCGGCTGTCGCAATTGGCCTCGGTCTCGAAGTCTTTTCCGTGATCAGCGGCAAGCCCTTTGACATGCAAGCATACGGCATTGGATCTGGTGCGCTTCTCACCGGCCTCGGAATGTCCGCCAAGTTCGGCAAGTAATCCCCCTCCCTCTCGCATCAAACGCCCGCCTCGCGCGGGCTTTTTTTCGTCCACAGGAAACGCATGGCTTCGAATCTGAAATTTTCCGCCGCACTCAAAAACGCGCAACAGAACGCGATCACTTCGACGCTCGGCGCGAGCGCCGTTCTGAACCTGTACAGCGGCACGCAACCGGCAAGCCCCGACACGGCAGTGAGTTCGCAAGTGCTGCTCGCGACTCTCGCTTGCAATGCAACCTTCGCGCCGGCCGCATCGGGTGGCGTGCTCACGCTCAATTCCATCGCCAACGGCACCGGCACGGCCGGCGCTGGCGCAGGCACGGCCGCAACCTGGTATCGCCTCACGACCTCGGGCGGCACCGCGCATATCGACGGCACTGTCGGCACGTCGTCGGCTGATTTGATCCTGACCGGCTCGACGAGCATCGCGACGGGGCAAACCGTGAGCGTGACGGGCGCGACGTACACGAACGCGCAGTAATTAGCACATGGGCGCGCTCTCCGGCTCAAATGCCGTACAGGCGGGCACAGAGACATTCAATCTTAGCTCGCCCGCCCGCACGGATTGGATTCAATTCCCCCAATCGTGGACCGCACCGAACCGTAAGTCGGGCGGCGGCTCCACCTTCGGCCTGCCGACTACGGTCGGCACCGGCACGCTGACAAAAGACAGTTTCAGCGGCATCGGCTACACGATCGCATGGTCGGACGGCACGCCCGCCGCAAGCGGATCGGTCACGCAGGGCATTATCGTCAGTCCGTCGACGCCGGCAGCGGGGCAAGGCATCACGTTCACCGCGCCGGCCGACACGAACACGCGAACGATTGACATATGGTGGGGCACGTATAGCGCGCCCGGCCGGATCGTCGCGCACTTGTCCGACAGTAGCGCGACCGACCTCACGATCAACACGACGGGCAACAGCGGCAACCCGGCGTTTCAGAAAACGACGATCACTTACTCGGCGAATTCTGCCGGGCAAACGCTGACGCTGACGATCACGATCACCGGCCTGCTCGCTAGTTCGGGGCAGGCGTGGTTAGAGGCGGCGGCGTACACGACATCAGCATCGGGCGTGACAGGTAGCGCGGCGAGCACCCAGGCGGCGAACACGTCGAGCGTTTCCGGGGCGGTGAGCGTTTCCGGGAGCGCAGCGAGTACGCAAGCCGCGAACACATCGAGCGGCACCGGTGGCGTGCGCGTATCGGGCGCGGCGTCGAGTTCGCAGGCAAATAGCGGCACGGCGTCGGGTGGAGTGCTCACGTCGGGCGCCGCGGCAAGTTCCCAGGCGAGCAACGCGTCGAGCGCGTCGGGCGGTGTGATCGCATCGGGCGTCGCATCGGGCGCACAGGCGGCGAACACGTCGAGCGCAGCGGGCGCCGTCGCGCTGTCGGGCGCTGCGTCGGGCAATCAATCGCCTAATGCGACCGCTGCGGCCGGCGCGATCGCCATCACCGGCGCAGCGAGCGCGACACAATCGCCCAACACCGGCGCCGGCACCGGATCGAACGGCAGCACCGAATCGATCAACGGCACCGCGATACCGAACAACGCGACGCAAATCATCGACGCAACGGCGGCGGTGTGGACGCTGACCGGCGACGGGCACGCGGCAAAGAACGGCGTCAATCAAGCGACTGGCTCGGCTAGTCCGTACACGCTGCTGCTGTATTGGAACCATGTTGTCTATGGCTACACCGGTACGGAATGGCGCAAGAACACGGCGACACCTTGGACGGTTACGAGCGATCCACGCCCGGCCGCGGCGGTCGGCACTGGCTCGGCAACGCAGGCGCCAGGCGTTTCAAGTGCTATCGGCGGGGTAAGTGTCGGCGGGGGCGCGGCGAGCGCACAGGCGCCCAACGCGGCGGCGGCAAGCGGATCGACGGCGGTCAGCGGATCGGGCGCATCGATTCAGGCGCCAAACACCGGCAACGCTACCGGCGCGGTGATTTCTGTCATCACCGGATCGGCGAGC